ATGGGCGAGACGAGTATAATAAAGATCAGCCCAAAATTAAAGAACTGTGTGATCGGGTGATAGGAACAATTCCACCCGCAGTTGCCTACACATTTGATGATCGTGTCAAAATGTGGAAGGAGAAGTATCAATAGGTAAATGTAATTGGATACCTAATGTATATTAATGGCTTTATATTTTATTTGTATTTTTAGCGTAGGTGACGTTTGTATATATATACTGTACATAAAACACCATTTTAACCTTTGTATAATAGAGAATATAGGTTCCCACTCCTAAAGTGGGCTTTGCCAGGAAGAGCCTGGACATCATCGGCGGATAAAGTAAGACCGCAAGCGCTGGATAGTGCGACTCCTTTTCTAGAAGGTTCTTCATTAACTTTTATGGGAATGTGTGCTAGTGTAACTGCATACATATTCTATGCAATTGTTAAAGATTTGCAAAAAGAATGGCCCACTATTATGGATATGAAGAAACAGAGGCTACAAGAAAGAGAAAGCCAAGAAAACATTTCTTCTGATGAAATAGAACCACATAGTGAGGAGGCTAGAGGAGATTTAACAAAAACCCAAGAGAATGTGACTTTTTCAGATTCTAATGCTGGGTATACTGTAGATTATTCAAGTACAGATGACCCGTTGAGAAATGCACCGCTCAACGTTGATGCAACATTGGATAATTTCTTTTCTAGACCAATTAAAATCCATGAACAGGAATGGGGTGTTGGTGCCCCCTTTGCCTTTAAGATTAATCCATGGTCCTTATATTTTACTAATTCACGTGTTATAAACAGAATTAGTAATTATAAGTTGATGAAAGCTGATTTACATGTGAAAATTATTTTGAATGGGAATTCTTTCCATTATGGTAGGTGTATTGTTTCGTACAATCCTTTGCCAAATCAAGATGATCTTACTATTGATCGTGCTTTCTTTGATGCAGATGTAGTTGCTGCTTCGCAACGACCCCATATTTGGTTAAATCCAACACAGTCAGAAGGAGGAGAAATGAAATTACCTTTCTTTTATTATAAAAACTTAATTGACATCGTTAGTCAAGATTGGAATGATTTAGGTGAATTAGCCGCGCATTCGTTACAACCATTGAAGCATGCTAATGGAGCAGCAGATACAGTAACGGTTAACGTTTTTGCATGGGCAGAAAATGTTTCATTTTCTATTCCAACTCAAGTTGAACCAGGGTCTGTTGCACCACAAGCAATGGAAATTGAACCACATGCTGATGAATATTCGACCAAGCCAGTATCTCGTATTGCGGGATCAATTGCTAAGATGGCAGGTTATTTAACAGATATGCCTGTTATTGGTCGTTTTGCTAGAGCTACAGAGATGGGTGCTTCTACCATTGGAGCCATTGCCACTCTGTTTGGTTATAGTTCACCTGTGAATACCGAAGTTGGTGTTTATACGCCTCGACCTAAATCCAATATGGCGAACACGAATGTTCAAGCTGATGTCAACAAGTTAACTCTTGATGTTAAACAGGAGTTATCCATAGATCCAAGTACAGTAGGTCTACCATCTGAAGATCAAATGACTATTCAATATGTCGCTTCGCGCGAATCATATTTAAATCAATTTGATTGGACTGTAGGTAAAACCCCTGAAACTTTACTTTGGCAATGTGTTGTTGATCCATCACTTCACCGTGTAATAAATAGCGAAAGACATTTTCCTGCACCTGCTTTTGCCGTAATGCCTTTTAAATATTGGCGTGGAAGTATGCGATTTCGTTTCATGGTTGTTTGTAGTGGATATCACAAAGGCCGCCTGAAGATTGTTTACGATCCTGAAGGTGGAATTGGTGATGCAGAATACAATACTGCTTATACTACTCTTGTTGATATTAGTGAGGAGACTGATTTTACTGTTGACGTAGGATGGGGCCAAGCAACGACTTGGAGAGAACATCGTGGATTGAATGGTTGGCGTTCACAGTCCGATTCGTCTGCGTTGGGATACACTGCATCTACTGTTAAGTATGGTAATGGAACGTTATCTGTTTATGTTGTAAATGAACTTACAGTTCCTAACACAACAATTAACAATGACATTAAAATCAATATGTTTGTTAAAATGCTTGATGATTTTGAAGTTAGTGTTCCAACAGATAGTGTTATTCGTAAATTGCGTGTAACTAATGATTCTTTGCAAGTTCAGCCCGCAGCTATTGAACCACATGCTGCTGATCAAATAGAACCAACTAAAGATGTTACAGTTGATGTAATGGCAAATAAAATTCCAGTGAATGATCCGTCTTCACTTTTCCATTTTGGTGAGGCAGTAGGATCTTTTCGTCAAGTTCTTAAGAGATACAATTTGCTAGAATTCTTAGATCCAGGAGATCAAGCAGGACTTAAAAAGTATTTGTACCGTAGACCATTATACCCAATGTGGCCCGGTTACGTTTCGTC